AGCATAAATGAATGGGAAATTAGTTTGTCCAGCGCCAGCATATACAGAGGTATCGTTTGTTCTTACAGTAGAACCATAACTTACCATCTCAACAATTTCTCCACCTCCTGTAGAGTTATTCAAGATGATATTTGATCCACTAGTAGAATTAAAGTCACTATCAGATAGTCTTACACCATTGACGAATACATCTATCAATTGGTTTCTATTTAATCTTGGTGTATAACTAAACGCAAATGAAGATTGACCAACTCCAGCAACAAAAGTACTTACTCCAGATCTAATATTACTCGGATCAATAAGGATACTATTAGTCGTTGTTATGGTTGATAGACCAATTCTTCCATTTATTTTTACAGATATTGGTTCATAGTTGAAGTTGTGAAGACCTGACCCAGTTGATCTTAGATCTACAAATTCTCTAGATTTGTAGTATTGGTCTTTATTGGTTGTACCAATACCAACTTGAGAAAGAAAAAATTCATTATCATCAATTTTAGTGATATAATATGATGACAATGTAGAAAGACCTAGTACCTCAGTATTATTTGTCTCATATGTTACAATGTCTCCATTATGATAATCATGATTATCAATTTTTATAGAATTTTTTGCAGTATCAATTCCTACAGGTGTGCATTGTCTATGTTTGTTCTCGTAGTTTTTGCCCGAATCAGTAACTCTAATAGATGCAACTTTCTTTCTATAATCAACGGTACTTACTTCATGGGCACCAGTTCCATGGGATATTAAATTTATAGGATTGATTCCCTTTGCGGCATCATCAAGAGTTCTATACATTTTTACTCTGAATGAATCAACAACACCTACGTGATATTCTGATCTATCATCCAGTCCACCAACTGGAGTTCCTCCAGAAGTTTTATAAAATATTTTTTCCCCATCTCTGAATTTATGAATTTCATTAAACGAGATAGTATTAAGTGTGAGATCAACTTGATTTGATGCCTTATTGGCACTAAATCTAACCGAGTGGATGTAATTGATTAGAGAGGATTCTGCAATTGCACCAAATCCATTCCCTCCTGATATTGTAATTGTAGGAATCTCTAGGTAATCTACACCCGGATCAATAATTTCAATTCTTTTTAGATCTCCTTTTACCGATACTTTGCCAGTTGCTAGAGATCCAAATCTATCATCAATGTCCAAGATTGGAGGATTTTCAATATCATAATTTCTACCCTCAGCAGAAACAATAATATTTTCAAGTTCTCCATGATACACAACATCCTGAGACTTGTAGTTTTGAAGTTCTACACCATTTACAAAAATACCAATTGATCCTGGACTTGTAATATAATCTTGATCTCTTTGTTCTGGTTTTGATAACTTACGGATTAATTTTTGAGGTTCAAGTGTTTTTCCTTTATATCCAAATTGTACAATCTTGGAGTCCGTCGTAGAACCAAAAATAGTAAAGAATTTATCATTTTCTATATTTGGCTTACTTGCAGATAATTTAATAGTTGTTGCATTTACAACCTTAACATAATAAGTACCAGAAGATATATTTAAACCAGTTCCTACGTACTGAACAGCATCTCCGGTGTAGAATGGATGAGATCCTATAACTAATTCTTCACCAGAAAAAGATCCAGTTATATTCACTAAGAAATTTTCTGGTTCAATGTTAGATGAATAAGATGGAATGGAGTTTGATGTTACATAAACATCTTCTTCATTCAAGTATGTATTTTGTACATTTGCAAGTAAATTGCTTATTTGGGGATATGAATTGGAGTTTCCCTTTAGAGATAATTTTTTGAGACTATAGATCTTATTTTCATTCAGAACTAGATCTTTTACTCTGAATCTCTTATCACTAAAAATAGTATCAATAGAGATAGTTTGAGATACACCTGTATTATCAGTAAGAGAAATTAAATCATCTTTTTTCAATATATTTGAATCATTAGTCTCTAGATCAAAAATAGTACTTGCTTGTTTGATTATTTTTGATATGTTATACTCTACCTTAATATTATAGAACCAATTATTAGTTCTTATATCTTCTGATATTTTTCCAAGAGACTTTATTTCTACCTTATCACCCTTTTCAAATAAATTGGTATTGTCTGGGACTGTCAAATCACTCAGAACTGCCCCTATACGGACCTGTACGGGGTTTTCTTGCGTCCTAGAAGTATATCCAAATGCAACGGTGTTTTGACGCACATCCTGCGTCTCTCCAAGTGATTGAGAAACACCAGAAACACCATAAAACTGAGTAGAAGATTTAGATGTGTATGATAGTAAACTTGTTGTTCCGTTAGGAAGTTTTGCAGAAAGTTGCCCTGTCTGTGCAAAACCAATAGTTGAATCTACATCTAGGATTGTAGATCCGATAGAAACATTGTTAAGTATGGAAGTCTTGGGATGAATAGCAAATGATCCACGAACTGATCCAAAATTAGTATCAATATCTCTCCCATAATCAGCATCCAAACTTATAACATAATACTCATTATCTCCGCGAAAAATCTTTTCAACATTGGTAATAGTACCAAATGCTTTTTTATGATATTGATTTTTGTCTTGGAATAGAGTTTTATTAACTAAGAGTTCTGGATTACCAGATATAGCCTCAACTACAAGATCATTTGTTACTCTGTATCCAGCATCAGAAGGAATGAACAAATAATCACTTGGTCTATTGAGATCTACATCTTTTCCGTAAAGTGCTCTGAAAAGAATCTCGTATGCTTGACTTGTACCTTTGGACTCATAAAAATCTTTGGATCTTGATAAGAAAAGTCTCTGGTTCAAATCTTTTGCTAAAGATCTATTATCAAAACCAGGTGCAATTTGTTTCTTAAGTTTTTTTAGAAAATCCTTTAAAAAAAGTATACTTAAATTATTTACATCAGACCCACTTGTATGGTTATCTCTCTCAGACGATGAAAATACTAATTCATCGGGTCTATTTGAAGATCTATGTGAGGTTATCCCACTAAATCCTCTTGAACAACCAGTAAAAGAATTTGTTGTTATTCCAGTATATGTGATAATCTCAGAATCAATCTGAATGATGCCATATTGGTCCGGAAACCCTGTTGTAGACTCTACAGGTATGATGGAGTCTACAAACTCAATATCTCTGGTTAGAGACGTTTTTGAGACAAGATTGGTATTATTTTCTAACTTCAGATATTGATCGATATTATTAATTAGATCCGCAGGAAGACCTTGCGAATCTTGCGATCTGTAATAAGATTTTAAAAACTCAGTAGCAAGAGGATATGTATCCTTTACAAAATCAGGTAGTTGATTTTCTACTACGTTACTGATTTTAATTCTTTTATTGATCATTTTATACTACGTACTAATTTCTGATTAAACTACCAGTGTTTCCACAGCTATTTGCTGCAACAAAATTTGATCCAGATACATCTGCACCAGATGATATATTATCTTTCAACATGTTTATGGTGCTATTATTAATATCTAGTTGCAAATACAACTCCTGTTTTCCAATAACATCGTTTGAAAACGGTTTACTAGCAAATTCAATGATAGGACCGGAATCATTTGTTTTTGATGTCTCGGTAATTCTTATTGGATCAATAAGAATTTCTCCTTTCAGGTAATCAATAGTACCTACAGATCTCAAAACAATTCCTGCTTTTGTCTCTTCGTCAACCTTGAACAAGAATATTTTTCCAGTTTTACCATCAGAGTTTGGTTCATCAGAGAAATAAACCGTACTATTGATTCCACTAACCTTAAATCCAGACGTTTTTAAGTTAAAACCATTAGGATCTATATGGAATTTATTGCCGAAACATATCTCATACTCAGCAAATGCCCTAAGTGTTGGTGATAAATCTCTTCTTACAAAAATATTTGTAATATTTGAGGTAATAGAGTCATCAGAATTGTCAATTAGAGACGTAAACTTACTATATTTAAACTTAGACCCATACTTATTCATCTCAGTAGAGTCTGTAAAATTCTTTATATTATCTAATATAGTCGTCTTAAGTGCTGATGGTTCATCTGATAAGGTTGGGTCATAGAACACAGTAGATGCAAATTCAATATAGGTGTATTTTACATCCTTGATTTCGGGTACAATACCTGCAATACTGTACTTTTTCAGTTCTTCTCTCATGTTATCTTTAATTGCACTTGAGAGATACTGTCCATTAATTGGTTTAATTGATATATAAACTCTTCCATATCTTGGTGGATTGAGATCTTCACCACCAAAGACCGAGACTGACTCTGCATCTGGGTAAATTTGTGGCACCAATGCCTCATAATCGCTTGATGTTACTGCTCTATTTTGAGCGGCATATGTTCTTGGTGCAAATTTTCTGATAGAATCAACAGATTCAACCTCTTGACCTCCCGATGATGGACCATCAGCAAAAATTCCAGAGATGTCAGAGGTAACTACAGTGTCATTATTGTCTAAAAGTCTTCCCGCAAAAGAAAATTGAGAGATATTATTACCATCTTCGCCACTTGTAACCGAGTAACTTGCCTCAATATAGTTACCATTGTCTAATTTCTTACCAAAAATACCATCACCAAACAAAATCTCGTATCTTTGGTCTTCATTTTCTTGTAAAAAGTAAACTTTTGACGTTGCAATCACGTCAAATAGATTTGTTTTTAGTTTATAATTTTCAAATGCAGTAGATTGCTCGGTTTCAAACACTTTAACTCTCAAAGAACCATTATCAACCGAGGAATTTCCTAGCAAAAACCTCTGATTTGGGATACTTGAGTCAACCGTGAACTTCTCGGTGATATATGAACCTTCATATATCGTAATATTGTTGAAATCTGCGACTCCATTCACTACAGGTACGGTAATATCCGATGGAATCGTAAAAGTAAAAGATAAATTTCCAAGTCTTTGTGATGAAGTAGCAACAACGCCTGCCTTTAACGTCAGTGTAAGTGGTGATGAAGTTAATCCAGATACATCAACGAAGAAATTTATTGCAGTTCTTGAACTTTTTCTTGATCTTGGCGTATACCCAATATTTTTTGCAAGAGAAACTACGTTTTCTCTCAATGTTGCACTATCAATGAAAACCTCATTACTAAGCATGTTAGCATTATATGAGGTAATATAGGTATTATAAGCAAGCGTATCAATAATTACCGATAGGTTTGACCCTTCAAAGTCGTAATCGGTAAAATTTGAGTTAGATCTTAAGTAATCTTTTATAGATTCCTTTACTTGATCAAAATCAAGATTGGCAAATTTAACTAGTGGCATTTATCTACCTAGTTTTTGTTAATGGAAACCTTAGAACTTGTATTGGAGTATTAATTCCAGTTATTTCATACTCAACAGTTACATTAAAAGCATTATTTTCAAAGTCTGGATCAACCTTTACGTCTGTCAAGTTGATTCTTGGTTCAAAATCCCTCAGTAAAGAATTAATCTCAGACTGTATTTGTGATGCTGATATTACATCTATGTTTTCAAAGAGTGCTTGAGCGAGTCCAGATCCAATATTTGGATTAAAGAGTCGCTCACCTCTCCCAGTTAACACCAGATTCTTTACAGACTGTGCAATTGCATTCTCATTTTTCACGACAATAAGGTCATTTGTCAATGGGTTTTTCTTAAAGGACATGTTAATATCCTTAAATCCAAGAGATACTCGTTTTTGAATCTCTACAGGCATGAAAATACTACGGTTCTACCATATTTATTAAACTTAAAAACCGTTTTATTCAAGAAGTGTCTCGGTATCGTCAGAATCTTGATTTTTCTCGGTATCAGAATCACCTGTAACTTCTCTCAACTCCTTCTGAAGCACTTTTCCTGACCAATAATCAGTAATTAGAGTGGATGTACCCCACATTTTATGCATATACTTGGAATCTCTGTCTGGATTAGTCATTAAATTTCTCCTTTTGCGATTAATTTTGTTTTTCTTCTGGTGTTTCCCAGAAATATTCGTCAGTATCACCTAATCTACCCCATCTTACTCCATTCTCAACCTGATAATACTTAGTAGAGACCTTAAAATCAGGTGTTTGGGGATTTTCTGGTGTTATTGACAGATCATATACTCTCATTCTGTTGTTCGGATACAGAGCAAATTGTCCATTTTCAAGTTCAATACAGTTATGAGACTTATGCTCCTCTGGAACTTCACTTACGTTACAATTTGTGATATCAACATCCGGATGAAAGTTATCTAGGGTAAACAAATATTCTCCTTTGAGATTACCATAGTTTCTTGAACGCACTTCAAAGTCCATTGAACCAATGAATTGTTTCTCAATACAACGAACACCATAATCCATACAATTCCAAAATTGTAGGTTAGGCAAGTCAAGATCTATCTCAGGAGTTTCCGGTCGTGAAAGGAACGCGCTAATGGGTAACTTATCATAAAGCGCCCCATATTGTGGCAAATAAGTTTCAAAATAAAATGCACGTCCTGGAATGGACTTTGCAGTAACCCAAATACCCTCTACAAATTCTCCATGACCATCTTGATGATCACGAAGATACTCCTTACGAACCCAAACCTTTTGTGGAGGTAAATTTACAACCAGTTGACTCATATGTTCTCATATGTTCTTGCTATGTATCTATAAAAAAACCTCCACCTGATGCGGTGGAGGTATCGGATTATTTACCTTGACCCCGATATGCTTTTCGTGCTTTGTTACGACTGGTTGCGGCATACTTGGTATGCTTTCCGTTTCCTTGCCGAGTATTCTTGGGACTGGGTTCTACAATTAGAGAACCCATAAGAGATTTCTTAATCCTTGCCATTTTAATTTTCCTCTAATTCAATTTCGGTGGGATCTACTTCACCATCATAAACTTGTTCTGACATTTCGTCAAGGATCTCGGCACATTCTTCATGACTGAGATTCCTATGAATCACTCTACCCTTATAAAGGATATTAATCATCAGATGACGCGAGTCTTCTCATGACCCACACGAATACGAGGATCACACCAGGTCTCCATACCAAGTTCCTTTGCATCCAAACAGAAACTTACATCCTCTCCGCACATATCTTGTACAGCACCAGATTCAAAGACCTGCATCTTCGGAGCAAACCATGGATACTCCATACGCTCAAAGACACCGTTCTTAATCATTGTCCAACCAAATCCTGTATAGTCAACAGTAAATGGCTTACGACGCTTCGGCATTGTCTCACCTGTTTCGTGATTCATGACTCCACCATTCTTACGGAACTCATCCTCTTCTAACCAATGTGCAACAGAAGTGGTGAATCCATCCTCGGTCATATACCAACCACATGCAATCTCACGCTCGTCGCCCTCTGCAGGAACTGCAAGATCACACAGTTGCCAAAACTTCTCGGTGTTGAATACAATGTCACTATCAATCCATAACTGATAATCATACTCCAAATTGCCGTCCCATGGAACTTGCTTAGGACCGCGCAGCACGTTTGCTCCAAGAACCTTACAACGTGCAAAGTTCACCATGGATGAATAGTCCTGAGAAATCTGAATACTCATACCATTCTGCACCATGTCAAAACATAGTTGTACGAAGTTCTTTAGAAAGGTAAATGAACACCCACGACCAGGAAGGCAGAATACAATCTTCTTACCTGCCATTCGCTTCTTGATTGCATCATAGTCCCACTCAGGACCAGCCTCGGAAGGATTCTTTGCCTTCACAACAAAACCTTTTGCCATAGAAATTACCTTTTGTTCAGTTCAAGTTTACAGGAAATAGAATGATTTGTCAAAAATTTTTGAGGATATTAATATATCTCTTGACGCATCTCTTTAATATTTAGTTTGTCTCGTAATACTCAATTGCAAAATCATCTTGCACATACTCGGTACGAATGCCACTGATTGCTATCATACCATGAATGGTTAGCAGTTTTCTCTCTGCATCTTCTTTCGTGTTTAGATCTCTGCAGAATATTACGTTGGTGTTTTTTGCAATAATGCGATACATGTATTGTAGTTTTTATTCACCTTACATATATTTATGTCTGATCCCACACACTCTCAGAAATCTGGGCGATTTTTTTTCTTGACGGGGGTTTTGAGTCCCCTTTTTTATACTCGGAATTTTTTTTGAGACCTGATATCTCGAGAGCGATTTGGGTTCGTTGTAGGTTAGGGTAGTTAGCGTTTTTATAAACCGCATCGCCCGCCGCACATCAACGGCGACCGCATAAAAACACTGTCAAAATGACACTTAGTGGTCAAAAGTGGCACGAACGACAACCCATTCGTTCGTGCCAGTAAATATCAATAATCGCGGAATATATGACACGAACGATAAGAAGAACCATCACTACAAGAAGTGAACTCATGAAGAAGATTTGCCTCCCAAGTTGATTCCCAATCCACGACAACATAAGAGGGAACATCACCATAGAGTTCAGATGTATAAGATTCAGCGAAATCTGCCTCATTTTCATATGTACCCTGATAACGTTCATCACATTCTTCAATATAAGAAACGCAACCCATTTCTTTAATCAAAGCATCAACTGCCTCATAACCAATCTGTTCACCACAACGAACATATTC